CACAAGTAACCGATTTTGTGGGCTAGGGCTTGGCTGATGCTGTCCACTTGATCGTCGTATCGCGAGCCCGGAAAAGCGAAAAGCTCCGCCTCCAGCTCCACACCGACCAGTCGTGTTCCCCACCCTCCTTATTGGCCGTATCCCAGGACTGAATAACCCGCCGGTCTTGCGGTGTCGGCAGCTGCTCATAGCGGCGCACCCAGGCGCGCTTTATCATCGCGCCGCCGGGAGGTACCGGTGACTGCTGGTATTGGGCCGCGAAAATATCAGAACCGGACTGGGCCTGCAGCGTTTCAAGGGACGACTGCGGTTCGCGCGTCGGGTGGAGCACGTCGCCGGTCCGGCGCTTGTGGAAACGGTTGTTGCCGATGGCGATCTGCTCGTCCACTTCGGCGATCGCCGGCAGCTTTAACTGTGTCCACTCCTCAGATTCGTCCAGCAGCGCGCCAGACAGGTCATTCATGTGCAGGCGCTGCATAACGACAATAACGGCGCCGACTTGCTTGTCGTCCAGCCGCGACAGCAGAGTGTTAAAATACCATTGATTAACGCGTTCCCGTTTGGCATCGGAGAGCGCATCGACCGGCTTTAGTGGATCGTCGATGATGATGATGTCTCCCCCACGACCCGTGAGAGTGCCGTCGATCGATGTGGTAAGCCGATAGCCGCCGCGAGTGGTCGTCACCTCAGCCTCAGTATTCTTTTCCTTGGAGATCCGTGTCGCCGGAAACACCCGGCGATACCAGGAGGAATTCATGATGGCCCGGAAGTCGTTTGCATGCTTGATTGATAACTCGGCGCCGTAACTGACCACGATCAACCGCTTTGTGGGATCGTGACCCAGAATAAACGCCGGAAAAGCGACCGAATACACAATGGATTTGAGTGATCGCGGCGGGACATTGACGAGTAGGCGCCGCAACTTCCCGAGACGGACCAAATCCGCATGATGGGCCATTGCGGCAATGTGCCAATTCATATGAAAGACTGCGTTGGGAGCGAGGGTATAAAAACACTTCCCGACAAAGGTCACGAAATCGGTTCGACACGCAGCATCGAGTACCATCAAGTCACGGGCCGAGACTGGCGAGTGATCTGTCATGATCGATCTCCTTCGCGATTCTTCCTTGCGCGTTCAACTGCGGGTTTGCGATCCGTCAATTCGGAGCGGCCCTTATCGGTATCGCTAGCATCCGGGGAAAAGTCGTGTTCCGGCCGATGTCGTTCCAGGTAATCGCTCAGCAGAGCTTGATCGCTCGCTGCCAAACCGCCAACAAGCGCCTCTTGAATCGCCTCACCGTGCCCGGCCGCCAAGTCGACTCCAAGTTTTTCCGCCAGCACAATGAGATCCCGCCGCGCATATCGATCCCCTTTCGCGAACTGACTGACCAGCTGTTCGATTCCGGCCGCCGCGAGGGTAACGACTTTTTCTGTTGTTCCCTGCCGCAACGTCACCTTTCTCTGAAGAGCTCGTTCTAGCAGGTCCTTTAGCTCCGCCCTACCGGACGGCGGTTTGCGTTTCGCGCCTTTCGGATTGCCGCTCTGGCCGGGCTTGAATTGAAATTCTCGTGGGGGGCGCCCCGGCCCAACACGGTAACTTTCTTCGTCTGAGTTGCTGTTTAAGGTTGAAGATTTGAGGAGCCGTTTCCGGGTCATTTTTCCCTCTTATGGTTCTGCCGCTGCCCCCGCTCGACCACATCGAAAGCCAGCCCGCTGCCGAGATGTCGAGCCTCCCGACCTGTAAACGCCTGCCAGCGGCGCACGGTGAGATCGACCAAACGCGGCTCGATCACTACCGCTCGAGCACGGCGGCCGACCTCCTCAGCGGCCATCACCGTCGTGCCAAAGCCCGCGAAGGTGTCGAGAACGATATCGCCGCGTCGTGTGCAGTCTTTAAGGGCGTCAACGACGAGGGCGACCGGCTTGGCGGTCGGACGCGCGCCAAGTTCGTCCATGCGGCCGGCGCGGAATGCGTTCACCGCTGCATAGCGCCAGACGTTGCTGCGTGAACGCCCGTGTCGCTCAAGCTCGATATTGTTGATATGTAACGCTCTCCCGACGCGAAAAACACCGACAAGTTCGTGCTGGTTCGTATAAAATGAACCAGGGTTGACGCTGGACTTTATCCAAGCTGCGATGTTGATGAGCTCTCCGTAAACTTGCTTCCCGACGGTCACCAGTTCGGCGATGTGCCGCCAGTCCGTGCAGACGAAATGAATGGCGCCCTCGCGCGAGACGCTTGTTGCCCTGTCCAACACAGTCGTGAGAAACTGCAGGTAATCGGGCGAAAACATTTCCTCGCTTGCCATTGCAGAGTCGCGGTGTCTGGTCTTGCCACGCCCGACCACTACGCCAGTTCGCGCATTGTACGGTGGATCCAGAAAAGCCGCGTCCGCGCGGGACTCGTCCATGAGCCGCGCGAGGTCCGCCGTTGAGCGAGGGTCGCCACAGAGCAGCTTGTGGGAGCCGAGCACCCATAAATCGCCGGGCTTGCTCACTGCGGGGGTCGCAGACCACCTCGTGTCCATCTCATCGTGCGGGTCCGCCGCATCATCCTCGCAGTCGGTCTGCAGCCGGTCGATTTCGATGGCGTCGAAGCCGAGAATCGACACGTCGAGCCCCTCCGTCCGCAACACGTCCGCCAACTCGGGGATCTCGATGGCAAGGCGCTCACGATCCCATGCTGAGTTTTGTGCAATCTTGTTATCGGCGATCGCAAGGGCTCGCCGTTTCGCCGGCGACAGTCCCGCCACCACGATGACCGGTACGGTCGCGAGACCTATTTCCTTGGCCGCCTCATAACGGCCGTGTCCGGCAATGAGCTCACCGTCTTCGCTAACAAGGAGCGGGTTCGTAAAACCGAACGAAACCATGCTGTTCTTGATCTGGCCAACCTGCTTGGCCGAGTGCGTTCTCGTGTTTTGTGGATTGGGTTTGATCAGCCTGATCGGCATCGACTGCACGCCCATGAGAGGGTGACTGACCAGCTGAGCCGCGATGTCGGAATTGCCCAAACCTCGCCTCACTCCTTGCTTGGCATTACGCCGCGATCGCTCACGAAGTGTTGTCGTTCTGTAGCCCCTCTAAAAGGCTGGTTCGACAAAAGGGTCTCCCGCTCGAAACATGGCGGCATTGAGGAATAAGTATAGGTTTTAATTTCGGACACCACCACTGTGATCCTCTCGGCCGTCAGCTAGCCCCGCGCCCCCGTTTTATGGGCTTGGTCTGCACAAGGTTAGCTGCCAAAGTGTGCATCAAGCCGGCGAACTCGAAACACGTCGCTCCTGTGCCCGGTATCGAATGCTTCTTGATGAAGGCCGTAAGTTCATAAATCCCGCGACAGATCTCCACCGCGCTCCCGCCGTCCAGGCCGGAGACCGAAGAAGCGGTAAGTCTGACGAATACGAGGAACACCGGGTCAGTATTGTTGACCGCAATCATTCCGGGCTTTGCTTGGGCGAGGATTGCTGCTTGGTCGAATAACCTGGCGGGATCTTTCTTCAGAATATCCTCATGGGCAGCTGCAAATGGCCTGCGGACTTTTCTCATCACCCTAGCCACGGTCGACTGGGGCAGTCCGTGCTCCAACAAAATGACCGCGGCCAACAACGCGAACGCGTCATACCCGGAAAACATCACTTCGTTCCCTGACCCTGGTGGCTCCTGGTCGAAAAAGGCATAGTGCCGGTTCTCTGCTTCGTCCGAACTTGGATCTGCCGCCATCCGCCGATCCGCCGCCAGAAGCCTTTTGATGCGAAATCTCACCTCTTTAACCCGCTCATCGCGCCCGCCGAGCGTTCGAAAGATGGCTTCCTCTACCTGATTGCGCTTGAAGAGCTGCATTAAAGAACCACAATAGCCCTCAATTAGGGTTTCGACAAGTTGAAACTTGGGTCGACAGGGGGGGCCCCCTTCCCAATGCCAGCCGATGGAGCCACTGCAGCTGAGGTGAGAGCCGACCCGGCGGGTGTCACGGCATCGTCGACCTGTTGGACCGCGACCTACTTTCACCGTTCTCAGGGGACGAACCTGCTCGTCACACTCGCCCCGATCTCTGGCGTTCCCTACAAATCCCCTCCTCGTTGCCTGCTCACCCGTTTAGGGAGAAGTCGCCGCAACCCCTCGGAAAAGCAAAGAGGTTCTGGGCGAGGTAGAGGAACCAGGCGAGGCGGCACAAAGCCCATGATCGGCCGCCGTCAGCAGGCTTTCACCATCGAGGGCGGTGCAAGCAGACCGAGCAGCCGTTCGGTTGAGCCAAGCCAATTGGCGGGCTCGTCCGGCGTCTTTGACGCAGATCCCGCTGGATGATGCGCGATTCCCTAGTGGATCGACTCTAACGCTTGCTTCCCTCGTTTGACAGCGGCCAGGATACGGCTTGGGCGTGCGGTCCAGATCGGCGTTTGTCTCGG